TCAAATTATTACAACGCCAACAACCCAGTTTTTTAAACGCTACCAAGGTATTATTAACAGCGTAGCAATTACTGAAGATTTTAATACAGAGATGCGCACACGGGTGGCAACTTGTTCCATATCGTGTTCGTCAATGCGACGCATTTTGGAAAACAGATTATCAGGCGTTCGGACAAATAAAAGTAATTGGCAATTTATTTACGGCGTAAATGAAACGTCAATGAACCGCGTTTCGGAAATATCAAATACTTATTTTGATTTTGGCAAACCACCGATGACGCAAACACAATCAAGTGAAACAACCGTAACCATGGATGGCGGCGGGGATAGCGGTGGAGATGGTGGTGGGGATGGTTAAAAAATGATACGACACGCAACAAAATATGACATACCAAGATTGCTTGAAATTGTGGAATCCTATGCTTATGAAAACCCTATTAAAAAACTTGGTGATTCTTGTAACCACTTTCCTCGGTATGTTGAGCAACTTTTGTTCGAAATTATTAGCGGTCGTGGTTTCATTTACATCGATTCCAATTTACGCGGTGCGATTGTTGCTTATAAAACTTCAAACATTTGGTCGCCCAAAATAAAAGAATTAAATGAATTGCTTTGGTGGGTTGAACCCGAGCATAGGAATGGGACAGTTGGTGGTAGATTGTGGAAAGCGTTTGATGAACGTGCGCAAGAGATGTTAAAAGCGGGCGATGTGGATTTTGTTTGCACATCAATCTCGGCACAAGGTCCTTTGATTGATTACACGCGACGAGGGTATAAACCACTTGGCGCAACTTTCGTTAGGGAATAAAAATGGTAGCGACACTTATTGCGGCGGGCGCACAATATTTAGCAACAGCAACAGGCATGACACTTGCTTATGCTACGTTTGCCGTTAATTTTGCTGTATCGCTAATTGTTACCCGCATTTTTGCTGACAATCCCGAATCGCAACAAGACATGGGTGTGCGTCAGCAAGTGCCGCCTAGTTCGGTTAACGCAATACCTATTGTGTACGGTGATGCCTATATGGGCGGCACGTTTGTAGATGCGGTGCTGACGATTGACCAAAAAACAATGTATTACGTTTTGGCAATTTCTAGCATAAGCGAAGCAAACGCAACGCTAGGAACTGCGGCTGGCGTGTTTAATTACGACACCACAAAAATGTATTACGGCGACCGCTTAATTACATTTGATGGAACAGATTTAACCAAAGTGGTTAGTTTAACGGATGAGGCGGGTAACGTTGACACAAAAATTAGCGGCAATTTGTACATCAGTTTGTATAAATCATCCAGTGCAGGGGTGATTACATCGGCAAACGGCGCATCGGCTCCGAGTACCGTAATGGGCGGTTCAGACATTGCTGTTGGTCAAAGATGGCCTGCGACTAATAGGCAGATGAATAACTTGGGTTTTGCCATTGTCAAACTGGTTTACAACCGAGATGCTGACACCACACAATTACAACCTATTACATTTAGCGTAAGCCATTATCCAAATGGAGCAAGCGTTGCAAAACCGGGAGATGTGTGGCTTGATTACGTTACAAACAAATCTTATGGTGGTGCAATTGGTTGGTTGCCTGATGGTTCTTTTACTGCAAGCAATGTTGACACAGCAAGTGCGACTGCGCTTAATGTTTATTCGGATGCCACAATAACTTTTACACCCGCTGGTGGTGGTGCACCCGTTACACAAGCGCGATACAGAATTAATGGTGTATTAGACGCGGGTCAAACAGTTCTGTCTAACTTAGACCGCATTATGTCTGCTTGCGATTCGTGGATGACTTATAACGCGGCACTTGGTCAATGGTCTGTCGTAATGAACAAAGCAGAATCTACGGCATACGCGTTTACGGATAATAATATTATTGGCGACATCCGCGTTAGTGCGACAGATATTACATCGTCAATTAATCAAGTTGAGGCTCGTTTTCCGTTTAAATCCAATCGTGACCAAGCGTCATTTGTCAACATACAAACGCCTGTTGGGTTGCTGTACCCTAATGAACCGGTTAATAAATATTCCATTACATACGATTTGGTAAACGATTCGGTACAAGCGCAATACCTTGCCAATCGTTTGTTAGAACAAGCCCGCGAAGATTTGCTTGTTTCATTTAATACATCGTATTACGGCATTCAAGTGGATGCGGGTAATGTTATCAGCGTCACCAATGCCGATTACGGATGGAACGCTAAATTATTCCGCGTAATGAAAGTAAACGAAGCATCGTTGCCTGACGGGTCATTAGGTGCGCGACTTGAAATTGTTGAATACAACGCACAAGTTTATGATGATTTTGACATTACGCAATTTACACCCGTGCCAAATTCGGGTTTATCTGCGCCTAGTTATTTTTCATCATTAGCCGCACCTACTGTTACTGGATTTCCAAGCGCAACAGTACCTAATTTTAATGTTTCTGTTTTTATTCCAGTTACAGGGCGTGTTACTTTTGCTAATTTGTTCTACACAACAAGCGCAACGCCAACATCCGCTGATTGGCGTTTGTTAGGAACGGCATCGACAAGTAATAGTCAACCCGTAACTAACAATACTTATTACACATTTGAAAATCAAATTCTTTCTGCGGGAACTTATTATTTTGCTTACCTTGTTGGCAATGATGTTGGTCAATCTACATTAAGCACAAGTAGTACGGCGTTTGTTTGGTCGCCTACTGGCGGTACTACAGGCCCGACAGGGCCAACGGGAACAAGCGTTACAGGGCCTACAGGCCCGACAGGGTTTGGAAGCACAGGGCCGACAGGACAAGCGGGTTTGCAAGTAGCCCGACCCGCCGTGTATCAATGGGCATTGTCAACGCCTAGCATTTCGGGTTCATCTACATATACATGGTCAAGCGGCGCATATACCGCACCTAGTGGATGGTCAACAACCATTACCGCCGCACCAAGCGCAGGGTTTATTCTTTATACGGCAACGGTTACTGTTACTGATGTTGCAACCGCAACAAGCACGGCGTTTAGTTGGACAAGCGCAAGCATTGTTGTTTCAGGATATGCGGGTACTAACGGCGCAACAGGGCCTACAGGCGGCGCGGGCGCAACTGGCCCTACTGGTGGTGCGGGTGCGGCGGGTGCATCAGCGCGAATCATGTATGCGCGTATTGCAAGCAATCCAACGCCCGTATCAGGCACGGTAACTGTAGCGGGCGATAACCGACCAAGCGGCGCAGAAGGTAGCGCGGTATGGGGCGCATCGTTTAATGTCACATGGTATGCAAATGACCCCAACCCATCTAGCAATGATTCTTTATATCAAGCCGATGGCATTTATAACGGTTCTACAACTTCTTGGTCAACGCCTTACATTTCAGCATTAAAAGTTGGTGCGCTATCTGCGGTTTCTACCAATACAGGTAGCCTAACAGTTAGCGGAACTTTGCAATCTAATACCGCGGCAATTAGCGGCACAACCATGACGGGTTCGGGTGGTGTACTTTACTCAAGCGGTAATTTTGCATTTGGTAATAGCACAACAAACATTGCGTTTAATGGTTCACAAATGACCCTTAACGGCAATGTTGTTGCAACTGCAAACATCAATAGCAATGCCGTTACAAATTCAAATAGTGCCTACACGGGCGGCGGCATCAGTATTTCAAAAGATGCGGCGGTAGAAACTACCGTGCAATCAGTTGTTTTAACTTGTAGTGGCGAAAGGGTTTATGTTGCAACATCAGGGCGCATTGAACTTGGCTATAACACCGTTGACAATGTTTATGAAGATGTTATTGCGGTTTTGTATATTGATAGCCTTGCATTAGATTTTGCTTGGAATTCAATGAATTTTTCTTTTAGCGGAATCCCTGCGGCGGGAACATATACATTTAGCGTAAAAGTTCATGTGGCTTCTACTTATACAACTGGTTCAAATGGCATTGCATCTAGCCGTTCAATGTTTGTTATGGAAACAAAACGATGACATACACAATTTACAAAACTGCAACTGGCGAAATTTTGCGTATTGTTATTTGCAATGACCCTGAACAACAAATTGTCAATGGCGAAGCGTACATAAAAGGCGAGTTTTCAGATATTGATTACATTATTTCTAATGGGCAAGCGGTTGCCAAACCTACGCCTATTTTTGATGCCGATGCCGCCGCTATGCAAATTCGCATTAAACGCAACAAATTATTAGCCGCTTGCGATTGGACACAAGTAAATGATGTTCCCGCGGCAACTAGCCAAAAATGGGCAACTTATAGGCAAGAATTAAGAGATATTACACAACAACAAACTTTTCCCGTAAATGTTGTATTTCCCGTTGCCCCTATTTAAATAAACGGCTAAAATTTATAAAATACAATACACCATAACCGCAAGAATTGCGGATGTTCTAACTAAGTTTAGGGAACGCTATGGCTATCTTTAATAAAAATACGCTTGCACAAGTAAGCGGATTTGATAACCCAATTCTTGCGGGCGAATTGGTATGGTCGCAACAAACCTATTGGAATCTTACATTCCAAAGCAACCCATCTACAAGCACCCCTGTTAACTTAACAGGCGCAACAATCAACGCACAAATTGTTCGCCGCGAATTGTCAAACATCATTGATACGCGCAACGGGTTAACTTTTGACATTACAGATTACGAGCCGCCCCCTGCCGCAATTCCTTTAACTGTTACAAACATTGTTGCGCTTAATGGAACTTGCACATTGGTAATTGATGCGGCTGCTTGGGGACTAATGAGCAATGACATTGAACTAGAAATTGACGCGAGTAACACCGTTGGTTATTCGGGAAGGGTCAAAGTTTCTTTGCCCGCATCAGGCACAACGCCCGCTGATGATTTAATTATTTTTTTACTATTTTTAGTTCGCTCTGATGGGGTAATCGTTTTATGACATCAATAAAAGTACAACCCGCAAGCAACGTAACTGTAGTTGTTGACCGCGGCGTTTCAGGCGCAACAGGGCCAACCGGCCCGCAAGGTGGCGGGCCTACAGGTTCAACAGGGCCAACAGGCGCTATTGGCTCAACAGGCCCAACCGGTGCAACTGGTTCTGCGGGTACATCAATTACAGGCCCTACCGGTTCTAGCGGCCCAACAGGGCCTACAGGCGCGGCAAGTAACATTGCAGGGCCAACCGGCGCAACCGGTAATGTCGGCCCAACTGGTGCAACTGGTGCGCCATCTAGCGTGGTCGGCCCTACTGGTGCTACAGGGCCAACAGGCGCACAGGG